GTCTATGAGATCGCCAGCCTGGGTCGCAGCGACCGCAGGGACGGACAAACTGGTGCCGCTCCCAGAGACGGAACTGCTTCCGACGAAGCTCGTTCCGATAGTGACTACCGCCATGGCGGTTAGCTCAAGGTCTTGGTGTACGACCCTGAGGCAATCGAGAAGGTGTCTCCTGCGTTGACGGTCTTGGAGGCCGACAAGGCCCCAAACCAGCGGCGAATCGGCGTGCCCGCCGAGTCCCACTCATCCACGCCAGTCACTGTGCAGGGGGGCATGTTGGTGTAGGTCAACGCCACGTTGGACGAGATCGACCCACCGGCAGCAGCGGCGAAGGTGATGGTCTGGCGGGCGTAGGTGCCGCCGGTTACTTCTGTACCAGCGGCGGTCGCCGTACCTGTGGCCGTCACGAGCGCCACCTTGATCGGTGTGACCGGCGCGGTGTAGGCAGCCTGGCCCGATGTTGCTGCCAAGAGAGCATTGGCTTCTACGGTCACGAGGTTTGCCATTACGCCTCCTCAGACGTGGTCGGGATCTGAAAGTCGGGTGTCTCGACACCCCAGGCTTCAAACAGCTCCTGTCTGACTTCAGAAGGCTCGTTCTGCAAGAACTCCCTGAGATCGCCACCCTTGCCGACTCCTGCCTTATGCACTCCATCCATCGTGGTCGTGCAGATGGGACAGCCATCCTCGGCGCAGCAGTCGACGTGCTTGGTGACGGAGAGATCAACACCTGACCCACTAACAGGGTGAGCGAAGGCGACGTACTGGACGTGGTGCGGGTCAGTGTCGGTTTGACCGCACTTGTCGCAGGTCCGAGTTTCTAGGTCATTTGCCATCAGTGGTACACCAAGTCCCGGCTTTCCAGCCACTCGTAGAGACCCCTGGGAACGCGGTACCGCCGTCCCCGCAAGAAGGAGAGTGTGTTCCCGGCTCCGTACGTCATCTCATCGACGTCACTGTTCACCCGGATCACACGCCACTCGTCCTCGACGGTGATCGGCTCCGCTCCGAGGTCCATGACCTCCATGGGGTTGGGCGCGACCGGCTTGTCCTTCTGCTGGGTCTCCAGGTCTCGCAGATCCTTCATCGGGTCCGTGGTGACCTGGGGCTGCGACGGGTCCAGAATCGGGTCGTCGTCCACCACGATGGGCGTCTCCTTGAGCTGGTCAACCTTGGCCTGCGCTCTCTCGGGAAGCTCCTCCAGCTCGCCGGTCACCGGGTCGAAGATGCCCTCCTCTTCGATCACGATGTCGACCTGGTTGACGAGGCCGATCTCCTTCTGGCGATCCGCCAGCTCCGTGGCCTTCTCCTCGGTCAGTCTCTGACGTTCCCGCCCGGTGTGATCACCGCGCTGCGGTGCTCTCCCGGCCATCAGTTCGTCTGAGCGATCACGACCGCCTGGTCGGTGATCAGACCGAAGCCCCAGATGGCGTACCAGCACAGGGCGTGCTCACGACCGAAGTCGAGGACACCACCGTCACGCAGCTCGACCGGCAGAGCGATGGCGTGCCCGAAAGCGTTGTCGCCCAGGTACAGCGCCCAGTGGACAACCGGCGTCCCGGCACCAGCAGGCTGCTGCTGACGGATCTGGGTGGTCTCGATGTAGACGGTGTCGTTCAGACGCCCGATCTCGCCCAGCATGAAGTTGCCGGGGGCGGCGTACTTGGTGACCTCGATGAACTCGGGATTGTCACGCAGGCGACGGGACTGGTGCGGGTCGATGAAGGACACATAGGTCTCACCGATACGGGGCACGTTCTTGGTCGCCAGGGTCTCCACGGCGTCCTTGGTGACGCTGACGCTCATATAGAAGGTGCCCTTATTCGTGCCCGTCGTCAGGTCGGTCTGCTGGGCGCCGACGGTACCGGCGTCGTATGGCGACAACGGGGTCCGAGTGGCCGTGGGAAGCGGCAGGGCATAGCCCCAGAGCACCGAGGAGGCGTTGTAGAGCGTGTCTCGGGCCGAGCCGTCCAGGTACTTCGCCATGTTGCGGCCCAGGAGCCGTGAGGACGAAGCCATCACGTCATCGAACGAGCTGTTCAAGAGCAGCTCCGAGACCGCCACCGCATAGCCCTGCTCAGCAACCGTGATGGCGTACTGGCTGGCGGTGAGCGCAGCGGTCTGCATGCGGACACCTTCCACGAGCTGCGTCGCGTCACCCAGGTTGTTGTAACGCATGAAGTTGATCTGGAGGCCCGGTTGGATCCCGAGTTCCGTCTTTTTCACGGCGAACTGCTCAAAGCGCAGCACCGGCATCGACTGGAAGAGGATCTCCTTGGACCAGATCACTTGGATCGCTGGAGAGAGCTGTGAGTTCGTCCCGGGATACCCGGTTGGTGAGGCGCTCAGAAGCGGAGTGCCGGTAATGCTGGAAGGCATTTGCCTACCTCACTTTCTCAAAAATGGCCTGAGATTTTCCGGCCTTCTACTCGTTATTGCCTACGACTCGCTGACGCTGCGCGCAGCAGAGACTCACGTTGGTCAGCGTACTCTTCGGGTGTCAGCGCCTTGAGGTCATCTGGTGTCAGCGTGCGCGTTGTCGCTGCGGTTTCCGCCGGACCTATCGGAGGAGCGGTCACACCAACAGTCGGACGCTGTGCATTGACTTGCGCCATGTACTGCTGAGTGTCACCAACTATGGACCCTGTGATCTCTACGAGTTCCTGGATCTTCGTATCGATCTCTTGTTCGGTGTTTCCTCCGACGAGTTTCCGCAACTGCGGAGCGATCAGTTCACCGCTCTCCATCATCCGCTGGGCGAGATAGTTCTGGAGAGAGGCGTGGCGACGCTCTTGCTCTAGGAGAGCCAGCGCCTTCTCCCGGTCTTGGCGCTCCTGCTCCAGCTTGGCTTCCCACTCCTGGTCCTTCTTCGCGATTAAATCGCGCAGCTCCATCTCCTCTTCGGCCTTCTTTTTTTCAACTTTCTCGGTGTCCCGGCGGGCCTTCTCCTCTGCCTTGACCCTCTCCTCGTCGGCCTGGCGGTACTTGGCGATCTCCTGGTTCAGGTCGTCCAGTTGAGACGAGAGGGTTCCATACCTGGACCTCTCTTCCTGGCGGATCTTCTCGACCTCTTCGGGGGTGAAGACCTGGGGGTCGCCCCCACTACGAGCCTGACGACCTGGTTGGGTCGGAGGAGGCTGGTCCGTGGCCTGGGGCGGGACCTCGACGTTGATGTTGTTGGGGTCATTGGGATCAGGCGGCGGCGAAATCTGCTGCTGCTCCGGGTCCTGGGTCTGTGTGTCTGCCATTACCTACCTTCCTCACTCCTTTGGCTTGCGCCTTCGTTCTCTCTGACATCTCTTGCAGATTCTGCTACCGGCTTTGGTCAAGTAGACATTGTCTGGAGAGAACTTATGACCCCGACGGCAATGGGTCTTGTGGGCGTGTCGAGCGGACGGACTCTCGCCACGCAACACATTGACTCGATGAGCGACCGCTTCTAGGTGCGCCGGATTACAACAGGCCCGGACCCGACAGAGATGGTCGATCTCACAGCCTTCTGGTAGCTCCTCCGGAATCTCACCATGCCGATGTCGATACGCATAGACATGCGCTAACTGGTTCCGACCAAACAGACCGTATCCGTCATAAAGCCAACAGCCCGATGATTCAACTCGGAGCCTCATTACAAAGTCTTCATGCGTCAGCTTCACGAAGGTCCCACGGCTTGTGCGGTTCACGAATCATCCTCTTCGGGAACTCGCCGTTGGGGCAACGTGGCCCCATGAGCGAGGGAGACGATCCGCTGCTGCATCTTCTGCACGTCTTCGGAGTCGGTCAGATCGATGCCGGGGAGCACGCCGAGCTTGGGAACCGATCCAGGCGCGCTCGATACGTTTGGCCCGCCCGCCGACTTGACGCCGCCGCCGTTGCTCTTCCCGTTCCCGTCGGCTTGAGGTGGGGGCGGGTTGGGCACCGGACCGTCGGGCGGGATCATGCCGGTCATGTTCACGGTGAAGCTCGCCGCCTGGGAGCGCAGGAACTCCAAGGCAGCTTGCTGCTCAGCGTCATCGAGCAGTTCATGGAAGAGTTCCTGGAGCTTCTCGTCGGGCTGTTCCTCACCCAACTCGATCAACGCACCGCGCTTGGACTCCAAGCCGAGAGCCATCTTGACCTGAAGCTCGTTGAGCTTGACAAGCTGGTCGACGGGCAACGGCGGCTGGAAGCGGACCGTGTTCTCGTAGGTGATCGGATCCATCGGGTCCAGCATCGGGAGCTGGTCATCTTGGAGCGGAGGATCGATCAGGTCGTTGTAGGTCAGCGTCTCCGGCTCTTTCATGAAGAGCGTCTTGAGTGCCAGCTTGTTGACCGCAGCAAACCCCTCGCCGTACTGGGTGGCCTTGAGGTGGAACCGGTTCATGAGCGGCTGGTACTGGATCGCCAGAGCCACACCGCTGGTATTGGAGATCGCCTGCTCCTCGCCCAGGGCGGTGACGGGCACGCCGGTCATCTCGTGCATGGCCCGCTTGACGACGTCGAGGTACTTGATCGACATCTCGATGCCCGTGGGATCGAAGAGGAGGTTGGTGACCTTGGCTTCCTTGTTGGGAACGCTCCAGGTCTGGTGGGTGCCCTTCTCCAGGTTGGCGGCGCGTGCTCCCGTGATCACCGTCACCGGAGCGGCGTGGTAGTTGATGATGTCGCTGATGTCGGTGGCCTTCTCGTTGTACTCCCGGTTGAGCACGGTGATGTCCTGGACGTCGGGCATGCCCCAGGGCGACGACGGGATCGGCAGGTTGGAGATGTGGACGATGGGGATCTCACCCAGTGGGTTCTCCCGAGAGTCGATCTCTTCGTCGTTGACGTACTCCTCGATGCGGTTCTCGGTGAGCAGCTCCGTGTAGGTGAAGACCTGGCGTGTGCCCTCCTGGGTGGTGCCCCAGAATCTGTACTTCAGCTTGAAGCGAATGAGCCGGTTGCGGTCGTGGGGATGCCACTCGGGGAAGCAGTACGCGGAGTTCAGCGGCAAAATCCGCACGCGTCCCCGATGTGGCATCCCTGAAGGGTCGGTCCAAGGCTCCTCATAGGCGACCTTGATGAAGCAGTCTCCCGTAACCGACCCCATGGCCCCCGACTCCCAGAGCAACGAGTCCTTCTTGTTGTCGACCTCCCAGATGCGCTGGAGCCGCGTGGGTACTATCGCCGCTGTCGCGTCAGGCGAACGAAAGCCGACGCCCTTGCCGAAGACGAAGTTCGTCGTGAAGTCCGAGAGCGCCCGGGTGTAGTTGAACGTGAGCTGCGGGTCACCGAGGTCGGGCCGCTGCGCCCAGTGGTACCCGAGATAGAAGGCCCAGTCAGTTCATGGCGTAGCGGTTGAGACGAGGTCCGTGTACCTCAAACTCTTCATCCGCTAGTTCAACGAGTCCTAATGGGCTGATCTGAATCGTCAGATCACTGCTTGCTGCGCGATAGCTAGGACTTTGGAACTGTATAGCCATGGTCGGGATCACCTCCCCTCGCCGTACTCTCTAGACCCTTCTTCAGGCGAGACTCTTCCAGGTACATTGCTGCCCACCGACAGCGTTCCGGGTCATCCCGAAAACATCCGATGCCCAGATTGCAGACATCGCAGAGCAGACCGCGGACTTCCCCGGTCTCGTGTTCGTGGTCAACACAGACACGACTTGCTTCAGCAAGAGGAAGCCGACAGATAGCGCACCGTCCCAGTTGCAAGTCATGGAGCCGGTCCCATTCCTCGATGGTCAGCCCGTATTTACGCTTCAGGTGCATAGCCCGGTCGTACTCAGGATTTTCTTCCCGGTACCGCTGCGCCTTTAGACGGTTGTGTTCCTTGAGTCGATCCTGATTGTCCAGGTAGTACTCACGCGCCTTGAGCTTGGCACACCCCTTACAGATGGGTGACCGAAGCCAAGACCCATCCTTACGTTGGGCAGCACGATGAAACTTGGTCTCCGGTTTCTGGAGACCACACCGCTTACAGAACTTTGTCTGAAGACGCTTGAGCTGGATTGCCATCTATCGCTGTGCCACCCGTTGTGCGTAGAGATCCTGCTGAGTGCGAGGGAGACGCTTACGCATGGCGATGGCCTGGGCGGTGCGTAGCTGTGCCGCCTTGTACTGCTTTGCCGATGAAGCAGCAGCCACAGAAGCCTGGCGGGGCTTCTGTGGTGTGGTCGACGTCCTTTTGAGCGGCGGTTGCGTCACTTCTGATCCTGATACAGGCGCTTGTCCGGCAGCTTGGAGGTCGTACCTTCGTCACCAACGCCGGGGCGATAGACACCCTCGACGGCCTTGGCGAGACCGCCATGCGTACTAGGTCGAGCGAACTCGCGACGAGGCGAAGACGACATCGGGTTAGCATGCGGGTCACGCCGGTCGTTCCACAGAGTGTCAAGACCCATGTATTCAAACGGGACATTCTGGATGTACTGCTCAGCCATTAGAACAACCTCCCCTGGCCTTCTCCCTTGCGACGAAACTGAACAGGATGGGCGATAGGCGGGTACGCCTTTTCCTGACTCGGGAACTGAGACGCCACCTGTTGTTCCCCTTGGGCCGTGGCCTGCTCATGACGGTGGATGGTCTCTTCACCCCACTGAGTGGCTTGAGCCTGAGGAATGCGGCCCAAGCCTCGCTTCCTCATGGCCTTACGGGCGGCGTAATCGGACAGAGCGTGGAAACCTGGGACCTCGATGGTTTCCTCTCGTTCTGACTTCGCTCGTCTCGGCTTCCCCTTTGAGTCGAGCTTGATCTCACCCCTCTCATCACGCTCGTACGGCTTCTCACTGCCGAGATGGGGCACCATGCCACCACCACCGGTATGGAGGTCAGACACTAAGAACTGAGGAGTGCCGGTGAGCCAGGCGTTGTGGTAGACGCCAGTCTTGGGGCCAAAACCGGATCCCGTTCCCGTTCCCATATGGGTCTCCGAGACGCCCCTACCTTCGCGGATCATCTGGTGCGCTCGTTTGAGGCCCTTGGCGACGTTGGCTGGGTAGCCACTACGGGCGTGGCCGGTCAGGCCCTCCTTGGTGTAGTCGTCAGGGTGTTTCCCGGCCTTGATGTGATCGATGATGTGGTCAGCCAACTCGGCGTTGGGGTAACGAACCTCACCGCTCTTGTACTGGAACTTGAACTTCATATTGGGCGACGTGTCGGCATTGATTGCGGCAACCTTGCCCAGACCGATGTCGTGAGTCCGAGCTGATTGCTTGAGTCGCTGGGCTGCTTCCCCATGGGTGTAGAAAGTCTGGGCGTACGGCTCACTTGCACCCACGGTGTGCGCCCGTATGTAGCCCTGGTCGAGTTGAGCACCGAAGCTGCGCTCCATCGACTGGGGAGTCGCGCCGCTCTCCTTCTTGACTCGCTTCTCGATGTCCGTGCGCTCTGCGGGTGTGTGGTCCTCCCACTGCTTGGGCCGAGGAAGAGCGTCAGGGTCTTCCAGACCCGGTAGCTGCCGGTCATGCATGGTAGGGCCGATCTCATGTTCACCGAAGCCGTAGGCGCGGTAGAGCTGACCGTGGCTCATCTTCAAGCGCCTCACCGGCTTCATACCGAACTCAGGGTGCTCACGGATCAT